AAGATGCAAATGCTTCCCTAACTTGGGAGGAAATCCCAGTTATAGAAAACCTACACCCATCAATTTGTATGAGTGTAGGATATTTAATCAATAAAACAGATGATTCATTTGTATTAACTTCTGACTTCTCTTTTGATGAAAAAAACGCAGATTTCGTCATAAGTGAAGGAGGTAATACAATGGTCATTCCCACCAAAAATATCCTCAAAATCGAGGAACTCCCCCTAAAATATAAATTTAAGTAAAACCACGCCTTTTGGTTGCTCTCTTGGATAACTTATGGATATTACTCAAGAATTAATCAATTATTTAGAGAAACAATTTCCTGATAAAAGCCCAGATATTAACGATAAAGAACGAACTGTTTGGTTTAAATCAGGTCAAGCTAGTGTTGTAAAACACTTAAAGCAAAAGTTAGCCGAACAAAATAATAACGTGTTAAATAGAAATACAATAGGAGATATACGATAAATGTGTGGATCAATATTTAGGTCGCCAAGTCCTCCACCTCCTCCACCAACACCAGCTCCACCAGCAACTATAATAAATGCTGCGGGAACAAAGATACGAGAAACAGCTCCATCAGCTCCGAGAAGTGCAAGTAGAATCAACACTGCGGTAGCGAGAAGAAGATATGGCAAGAGAGCTTTACGTATTCCTTTGGATAGTGCATTTTTAGGTGGCGGATCAGGAGCTAACATACCTTAATAGATAAAATGGCAAATCAATCAGTCAAAGGGCGTTATAGCCAACTCGAACAATTAAGATTACCTTTTCTTGATAGAGCAAGAGATAGTAGTGAATTTACAATTCCCTCGCTTGTACCAAGAGATGCTCATTCTAACACTACAAAACTTTATACTCCGTATCAAGGAATTGGTGCGAGAGGAACAAACAATTTAGCTAGTAAATTATTATTAGCTTTACTTCCACCAAATACACCTTTCTTTCGTCTAGCTATAGATGAATTTACTCTTGCTGAAATAACAGGACAAGCAGGTATGAAGGGAGAATTTGAAGCAGCATTATCTTCCATCGAAAGAGTAGTAATGAATGAAATGGAAGTTAATAATTTTAGAACTGCAATATTCGAAGCTCTAAAACATTTAATAGTAGCTGGTAATGTACTTTTATATATTACACCTGATCTTAAAATGAAAGTGTACCATATAGATAGGTACGTTATGAAAAGAGATGCGTTAGGAAATGTTTTAGAAATTATAACTAAAGATACAGTAAGTCCAAATTCAGCTTCAGAAGATATTAAAGAATTACTGGAAGGAGAAAGTCGTTCTTCATATGAAGATACGATTGACATATACACTTATGTTAGACGATCTGGTGATAATAAAAGGTGGCTTGTCCATCAAGAGGTAGTTGATAAAATCCTACCTGATAGTCAAGGGACTTACCCTTTAGATAAGTCGCCTTTTATCCCTTTAAGATATACTTCAATTGATAATGAAGATTGGGGTAGAGGGTTTATTGAAGAATATATTGGAGACTTACGTTCTTTAGAAAGTTTATATAGAGCTGTTGTAGAAGGTTCAGCAGCAGCAAGTAAAGTTTTATTTTTAGTTAAACCTAATGGAACAACTAGACTTAAAACTTTATCTGAATCTCCTAATGGTGCAATACGAGAAGGAAATGCCGAAGATGTAACAACACTTCAAATGAATAAAGGTGCTGACTTTAATATTGCGTTCCAAACAATGAGACTTATTCAAGATAGATTACAGTTTGCTTTTATGTTGAATACTTCTGTTCAAAGAGATGCAGAAAGAGTTACAGCAAAAGAGATAGAATATGTATCTCAAGAATTAGATGATAGTTTAGGTGGTCTTTACTCGTTATTATCTCAAGAATTACAATTACCATTAATCAATAGATTAATGTTTCAAATGGAGAAAAAGAAAAAACTACCAGTATTACCTAAAGGACAGGTAAGACCTAAAATAGTTACAGGATTAGAAGCATTAGGTAGAAGTACAGATTTACAAAGATTAAATACATTTGTTCAACAAATAGCTCCATTTGGAGATGCAGGTTTGTCGACTTTAAATATAGGTGAATACATTAAAAGAATTGGTACAAGTTTAGGTGTTGATATGGCAGGGCTAATTAAAAGTGATGAACAATTAGCAGCAGAACAACAAGCAGCTCAACAAGAAGCATTACAAGCTCAAGTTGCTCCTCAAATAGCAAAAGAAGGTGCGGGTATGGTAAGGGATAGTGTAAAGGGAGAACAAGAAATAGAAAAAGAAAGAGTTAAGGAGAATAGATAATATGACGGATAATACGATACAAGTACCCGTAGAAGGACAAGAAGATAACCAAGAGCATATTGACTCTATGGTTAAAAAATCTGAAGCTGTAAAAACTTTAGATGTAAATACAGGAGAGGAAAACGTACCTACTGAAAAGAAAGTAGAAGAAACAAAACCAGAAACTCCTAAAGAAAAGATACTTGGTAAATTTAACAGTCAAGAAGAATTAGTTAAATCTTATCAAGAATTAGAAAAGAAGTTAGGAACTCCTAAAGAAGAATCTAAACCTGCTGATCTTAAAGCAGAAGCAAAACCAGAAGGTTTAAAAGGTATAGATTTTTCAGCAGTACAAGGAGAGTTTGAAGAAAATGGTAAGTTAAGTGATGAAACTTATAAAAATCTTGAAAACTCTGGATTACCTAAATCATATGTAGATAATTATATTGAAGGCATTAAAGCTGTTTCATTAAAATTTGAAGAAGAAGCATATGAAAGTGCTGGAGGAAAAGAAAACTATGAAAAGATGATTTCTTGGGTGAAAGATACTCTTTCTCCTGAAGAAGTTAAAATGTTTAATGATGGTATCGAAAGAGATAACCACACAGCTCTTTATACAATTAAAGGTATGGTGGCTAGGTATCAATCTAATACAAAAGAACCAAATTTAACGACAGGTGAAAACGCAACAGCTTCTACTGGCATACGTTATGAAAGTATGGCTCAAGTTAAAGCTGATATGTCTAATCCTAAATATGAGAAAGACCCAGCGTTTAGAAAAGAAGTAGAAGAAAAACTTGCTCGTTCAACTATTATATAGAATTTAGGTTAATTGATTACACCTAAAAAAAGTAAAAGATAAGACTTTACCCTTCGAGGAGGATAATACTGATACTACTTTTATAGAACTTATAAAGTTAATCATATAACAGTCTAAATTAAAGGAGATAACTATGGCAAATGCTACAGTATCAAATTTAGGTCAAGCAGCAGGTGCAGGTTCAACAACAGCGTTATTTTTAAAGGTATTCGCTGGTGAGGTGTTGACTGCATTTGAAGATGCACAAACTACATTAGACAAGCACGTTGTACGTAGTATCAGTAGCGGACAGTCAGCACAATTCCCAGTTACGGGAAAAGCGACAGCAGAATATCATACTGCTGGGGCTGAAATCACGGGTACTGCAATCACGCATAATGAAAGAGTAATTCCAATACAAGGTTTATTGATTGCTCCAACATTTATTGCGAAGATAGACGAAGCGAAGAACCATTATGATGTTAGAAGCATATACTCAAAAGAGTGTGGAAATGCTTTGGCTCAAGTTATGGACAAGCACGTTTATCAACAACTAATAAATGCTTCAAACAGTGCAGCAGCAGACCCACAAGTAGTGGGTGCGGATATAACTGACGCAGATTTCGAAACAAGTGGAACTTCAGCGGCAGCGACTATCTTTAAAGCAGCCCAAATGATGGACGAAAGAAATATACCAGAAAACGACAGGTATATCGCAGTTAGTCCAGCAGCTTATTATCAATTAGCTCAAACGACTAATGTGATAAATAGAGACTGGGGTGGAAAAGGTGCTTATGCAGAAGGCGAAGTATTAAAAGTAGCAGGAATACATATAGTTAAAACTAATAATCTACCGTCAGGTAGTAATATTACATCTGGAGTATTAGATGGTTCTGATGGAACGTTAGGTGGCGACTACACAAATTCTGTTGCAGTAGCTTGGCACAAATCAGCAGTGGGAACAGTAAAATTACTCGACCTTTCTGTTGAGATGGAATACGATGTGCGTAGACAAGGAACTTTACTTGTAGCGAAATACGCTATGGGACACGGAGTTCTACGTCCTGACGCAGCTTTCGAAATTAAGACTTCGTAATTTATTACGTTGTTTTATTATCATTAGGCGAGAAGCGGGAGACTTAATCTCGCCTTTTGATTAACTTTAATTATAAAAAATGGCATTAACAGCAACGACAAAACTAGAAGCAGTCAATGTTATGATGACTGCGATTGGTGAAACACCAGTCAACTCAATAACTTCATCAACTACAACCGATGTATCTATAGCGATACAAATTCTTGATAACGTAAATCGAGAAGTACAAAGTGTCGGTTGGAGTTTCAATAGGGATAAAGATTACGTACTCACTCCCAACACTTCCAACGAAATAGCTCTAGCAGCTAACGTCCTACGAGTTGATACTATGGGTAAATCCAATAATAAAGATTATGTAGAACGTGCTAGAAAATTATGGGATAGAGCTAATCACACTTATACTATAACTGATGAAAAAGTTTATGTAGATATTGTTTGGTTTTTAGATTTTACTGAAATACCTGAAGCAGCTAGAAGATATATAACAATAAGAGCATCAAGAATATTTCAAGATAGAATGTTAGCTTCAGATACTTTACATAAATTCCACCAAACTGACGAAATACAAGCTCTTTCTGTATTGAAAGAGATGGAAGGAGATACTAGAGATCATAGTATTTTTGATAACTATGATGTTTATAGTGCAGTTGACCGACTTAATTATCAACCTAAAAAATCACAAACGTAATGTATGGCAAGATTAGTTTCATCAAGTATTCAAAATTTATTAAACGGGATTTCCCAACAGCCCGATACAGTAAGATTACCTAATCAATCTGCTGTACAAGAAAACGGTTTATCAGATGTTGTCTTTGGTTTAGGAAAGCGACCCCCAACAGAACATATAAAAAAATTAAGTGCAGCTACAGATACTAATGTAAAAGTGCATTTAATAAACAGAGATACAACTGAACAGTATGTCGTATTAATTACAAATGCTGGAATGAAAGTCTATGATTTAGATGGTACTGAAAAAACAGTAGTGTCTCCTTCTGGATTAACTTATTTAACTACAACATCTCCTAATACAGATATTAATTGTATTACGGTTGCTGATTACACTTTTATAGTAAATAAAAATACAGTAGTAGCTAAATCAGGAGTAACGGCATCTTCTCGACCTGATGAGGCGATATATTATGTTAAAAACGGTCAATACAAAACTACTTATAAAATAGATATTGATGGATCAAATGTAGCGAGTTATGAAACTTTAGATAATTCTAGTTCTGGTAACGCAAGTTCTATTACTACAGATAATATAGCAACAGAATTATATAATGATTTAGTAGCTAGTTTAAGTGGTTATACAATTGCTAGAGATGGATCAGTAATACACGTTTCGAAAAATACTGGTACATTTACTTCAACAGTTTCAGATGGTTTAGGTGGAGATGGTTTAATACAAATAAAAGATAAAACTCAAAACTTTTCTGATTTACCTTATGTTGGATTTACAGGTTTTCTAGTTGAGATAACTGGAGATGATGGAACTGATTTTGATAATTATTGGGTTAATTGGGACGGATCAGCTTGGGTAGAAACAGTTAAAGATGGTTTGGATAATACTATAGATTCATCTAAAATGCCTCACGTTTTAATTAGAACGGCAGATGGTAATTTTAGATTTACTCCTTGTGATGGCGGTACTTATACTATCGGAGGAACATCTTACGATGATCCTGAATGGGGAGCTAGAATTGTAGGAGATACAATTACTTCTCCTGATCCTTCTTTTATAGGTTCTAAAATTAAAGATATTTTCTTTTATAGAAATAGATTAGGATTTTGTGCTGATGAAAATGTTGTATTTTCTAAAGCAGGTGAATTCTTTAAATTTTATTATACAACAGTAACAACAACTCAAGATGATGATCCAGTTGATATTGCAGTAAGTCATAATAAAGTTTCTATGCTTAAATATGGAATTCCGTTTAATGAAGAATTAATACTATTTTCAGATCAATCACAGTTTATATTAAAACCAGAAGAAACTCTTACAGCTAAAACAGTTTCAATCAACCAAGCTACTGAATATGAAATATCAGATACAGCTAAACCAGTAGGTCTTGGTCAGAATATTTATTTTGGTTTTTCTAGGGGTACTTATAGTGGTGTTAAAGAATATTATATATCTAGTGATAGTGAAGTAAAAGACGCTACCGATACTACAATTAATATTCCTCGATATATAACTGGAAATATATTTTCTTTAAAAGGTTCATCAGGAGAAAATACTTTATACGCATTGTCGGCTACAAATAGAAATATAATTTATGTTTATAAATATTATTTTGACGCAAATCAAAAGGCATTACAAAGAAGTTGGTCAACTTATATATT